ATATCTTGGGTGTACTTTCTACGTAAAAATGCGCGTATATCATTGGCGTTCATTCCATCGGGAAATTGCGCAGGCCCCACTCCTTTGATGTTAACTACTGGCATTAAACAAAATCCCCTATAGCTGGATCAAAAACTAACATGTTATTTTGCAACTCAGCGTTTAAGTCTCTACCGGCTTGCATCTCTAAATCAGCTAATGCCAGCGAGTTTTTAAACTGCTTATCCTTAGCATCATTATCAATCTTCTCTTGATTCTGCTCTAACGTCCTAGCATCTTTCATTATACCGCTTTGAATCTTAGCTGTATTGAGTTCCGCATTAGTGGTTAACTCAGCAACTTTAATTTGATGCTCAACAGCTTTGTTCTGCTGAACCATTTGAAGCGTCTCTTCTTTCATGCGTTCAAGCATAACTAGTGGGTCTTCTTGCTGTGGCTCTTGTGCTGCTTGTTGCTGTGCTGCTAATTCTTCATCGGTCATCTGGTCTTGTGGAATCATGCCAGCTTGTAATAACTGCATTCGTTTACGTTGTGCCATTTCATCAACTAATGGGGCGTCAATACTTTTAAGCATCAAGTCACCGCCAGTTTGTACGATAGTCGGGTCAATAGCCGCATACTCTAACATTGCAGCTAAGCCAGCCTCTTGCCTGTTAGCAAAAGCAGGCCCCGCGTTACAAGTAACTTTATATTGCCCCTTGTTGAGCGTGTTAACCTGCACTATTGTTTGGGTTTGATTGTCGTAAATCTCATCGTTTAGCATAACCATTTCTTCAGTACCGTCTTGCCCAAGTATCATAAATTGGCGCTTAGTGTCATAAACTGATGGGATAGTTTGAACTAATATCTCGCATGTTCTACGAATACCATTAGCTAAAGAGTTAACCCATTTGCGAGTTGCGCCTGTGCCTCGGTCAATCTGCATGCGCAATGCTTCTTCTGACATTCTAGCCGCATATTGCCCGTTCATGGCATTATTCGTACCACCTGTAACTTGCATACCCATTGCCATATCATTAGCCAAGTTTGCTAGGTTGGGGTTAACTTGTGCGCCTCCTATTTCTTGAACACCAGCAGTCCATTGGTCGTCAGGTGTAACAAATAAAACAGGGTCAGCACTAACGTTTAACGCGGCTAATTGCTGCTCGTTGCCCTTAGCCATTTTCTTGGTCATCACAAGTTTTTTACGTGGGGCTAATGCACCCTCTTCAATCTCGCGTGACTTGGCATAGTTAAATACACGCTGGTAATCCATTTCTTTTAGCGTAATGCCTGAGTAGGTTATTTTTGAGCTCTCACCCATTAACTCGTGATTACCGTAAATAGTTACAACGGGAAGTGTCCTAAATACTGTCTCGCGTTCTTTTGATAGCATTCCGCCACCATCAAAAAATCTGTGATAGATCTTAAAGTCTTTTACTTTCTTCTCGCGAACAACAGTTACACCTTGAGTCGCATACTCATCAACTACCCTTTTAAAGTCGTCGGTCTTTTCTACAATTTCGCCGTTAGATAATTGACATACTTCGCGCGTAGTTTCTTTTTTGTAATACCGTTCACCAAAAGTTATCACTTCAGGGCGGTACTCTTCCCAATTTTCCCCTAAATCTGAATCATCAATGCTAATTCCTTTACCTTCAGGGAATTGTTTCTTGTAATCTTCAGGGCTCATTGAAGTTAAAACATAAGCAACGTCACTATCTGAGCTATCAGCTTTGGTTGCTGTGTTAGAGGTCCACACCCGATTGACAGCGTTAGGTATTGGCTCAATAACAAGATCTTGGTCAAAGCTCCATTCATCCTTGAATTTAGCCTTAACTATCCATGCATCAAAACCACGGCGTATAATTCTACGGCAAGCATGACGATATAAACCAGTGGCATCTGAATCAGCTTCAATACTTCTAATCATACCCTCATAGGTTTTTGCCAGCTCTTTAGTTGCTTCACCACTTGACGGCTTAACATTAGATCCGAACTCCATACCTTCAATATCTGCCATGATGTTTTCAATAACAGGAGTGACTTGGTCGAACGTGTAGCGCGGGCGTTTTTGAGAGTCCAAAGATCTAGCAACTGACTCTTCCCATTGACCGTCTTTATCAAGTAAAAATCTATCTGATTCTCTGGCCTGCTGGCGCTGGTCTAGGTCTGATTGTTGGAAATCTTTAAGCTCTTGTCTGATTGTTGGAAATCTTTAAGCTCTTGAATCCAGCTTAAATATTCGTCGTTGTCTTTATCGTCTGCCATCGTTAAACCCTTTAGTAGAATGACGCAAAATTAATATCTTCAGTTGCTTTTATTTTATCGATTATACTTGATTTATCAAAAGAAAGCACAGCCGCATCGAATAGGTTGGGCGATGGTATTTTAAGTCTACTGCCATCTGGCATAGTGACACCCTTTCTCATTTCATCTTTAGTGTAAAACTTAACTGTATCACCTGGCTTTATTGGTGTCTTACACGCCTCTGCTTTTATCTTTTCCAGCATATTGGGCTTTATGCTTTTACTACAAAAACTCACCAGTGTATCGGGGTCGTGATACTTGCCATGAATAACCGCTTCGTAAGTATTAAGCACCCTGTCGGCAAATGATATTATATTCTGTGATTTTCTGTTAAATAGTACGTCTTTATTTAATATCGTAGCGTCCCTATTTGTTAATCCAGCCGTTTCGCTCTTAAACTCCGATTTTGGTGAGTCTATGGCACTAGATCCTTTGTAGGCGTAGATTTGCGTACTTTTCCCGTTAAAGCATTTATCGACATTATCCCTAAGTGTAGCCCCTAAGCCGTCAGCATCATAGCCAAGACAGTCGGTGCCAAACATAATGGCTCGCTTACATGCTTCATCCATCTTACGGTTACCATTCTCCGCCTCTATCTCGTCAACATCGACAAATACTATACCTTGCCTAGCGACATAACCGCACGGATCTCCGCCAGAAGAATCGGACGGATCAACACCGACAACCTTTGCGCCCCTCACATCAATGCCTAGTTTAACATGAGCATCTATACACGCCGCAAACCAATCCTCCTTAATCACAGACGACGCAACGTCATCACAATAATCACCTGCCCATATCCAGTTAAATCTTGATTGACTCATAATACCCTTCTTAACTTTTATGCGGTCTTTTTCTATTTCCTGCCTTAGCGAACTGTCATGCTCAAACCACGGATTGTCTTTATAGCTAACTTTGATTATTAAGTGGTGCTCATCTTCAAAATATCCATCCCTGTCTATCTCAGCTTGATACGGGGTTATAAACTCCTTACTCATCGGGTCTTGGGAGCTTTCGCTATTCCATAAAAACCAAAGTTCCGCACCTAGGGTATCTCTTAATGTTGGTCCTAGTGTATCGATAGTGTATTGCTTTGTTTTTGCCGCTTCCTCCATTAAAAAAATCTTGTAGTTAGAGGCACCCTTCATGTCTATAATGTTTTGCATGCCGCCAAAAGTAAACTTGCCGCCGGTCTTATGTCTTATTTCCCAATGACTGGGTACACTCCTAAATCCAGCAAGAGATAGGTCTTTTATGCTTTTCTCTATGCCTGCAAATATCGATTCCTTTAGCGACTTCATCCTTTCCCTAAGCACGTAAATCTTCGAGCCTTGACTATTGACCTCCCCAGCAGCTACATCTTGAGCCATACGAGATTTAGTGCCACCACGACCGCCAAACATACACTTGTACTTTTTATGCTTTAGTATCATCGGCTCGAGCTTTTCTATAAGTAGAATGGTCGGCTCTTCGTCGGTAGGTGCCATATTACCAATGGTTCCCTTGTACTTCCTGATACAGTGAGGAACAAGCACACCATCTACATTATCAACTCTGTCAACGATACCGTAAACCGAATGCTCAAGCATGCCTTTTTGAGCTAAAATCTGAGGCTCTATTATGTCCAGCCTTTTGCTGAGCGCACTCAAGAATCATCACCATTTAATACTGCCTCCAAAGCTATTATTCTATCCTTGAGGTTGGTAAATTCTTCTATGTCAATAAGCGCCTTTATAGATTGAACAAATGTATTACCTATATCTGGCGGAATCAAACCTTGTGATACAGCATCCATTACCTGCGCTGCTTGGATATGTGGAGCGGCATCTTTAGTGAATGGGAATATAACTTTTTCGCTTGACGGCTTAATGCTCGCCCATCCTTTATCTGCCAATAACTTTAAGCACATACCACGGTTACTATCTTCAACATTTAGCGCGACATTAACTATCTCGCCAAAAAAAGCTGCCTCTGCCTTTTCATTGCTTGAGTTGGATCGCAACCCCAAAGCGCCTTTAGCTCTTAAAGCATCTAGAACCACATTCTTTTTTGATTTACCCCTAGGCGCTCTATTTGCCGGTTGCTTATCCTTATCAAATGATGTTTTAGTTTTTATTCCCATATCTGCCGTCTTTTTGCCGTTATTTAATTACATCTTAGCATAAAAAACGCCAATTAAGGCGTTTATACATACGGTGAGCAATATTGAACTTGCCGTTGATTTTTATAGAGTTTATTAATTTAACGTCTATTGTTGAAAATACCCATAAAAAATCTCGCATCCCCCGTTAAGACAACCTGGAATTGCGATCCTGAAAGTCCCAATATTCCATTAGCGCTAGTAGTAAAATTACCATCTGTTACCTCTTCAAAGCCTTCATCGTCAACCTGTTGCTGTATAGATGCCGTACCAGTACCAATACTAACTTTGAATTGCTGCTCTGTTGCCCCTATAGCAAATGGTTCTTCTGTTTTTATTTCTCTCATAATTGCCATGTTTTTATTCCCCTGTTGTCCATTCTGGTTTTTGTAATTCGGTTAAAATCTCGTCGTGGTTCATCGGCGCTTCACTACCGCTCATCCAAGACAAGCAGCCATCTGTTGGTAAGTGGTCTCTACACCTAGCTATAAATTCTGTGCCATCAATACTCTTCCTCTCTTTGTGTGGAGGGGTGTGATCACAAAACAACTTAGTTGGTAAGTTTTCGTAATCTGCGTAGTTACATATGTAATATTTCATAAAAACCCTAGTTATTATTGTAAAGCGCTGTTATTTGACCTTGTGTAAGCACAAAATCATAAATCCGTATATCATCTAATATTGCCGGTAGATTGGTGTCAGCTATCATAAAATCATTTGTATCTGTGAAGGTATATGTGGGGAGTGTTCTTGTAGTTCGGTTTGCGATAGAGTCTACAAAGTACTCAAGTGTCCCACCCGAACCTGTTGATGTTATTGCGACATGCAACCAAACATCATCAAGGAATCTATCATCAAGTAAATTCAATGATGTTCCGTCAACCTTAAGCGTCAGCCCACCTACGCCGCGCGTATTTACTTTAAATCCTGAAGATGAACCGGGGTCGCCAAACTCCATAATTGTTCTAGCGCTTGCAATAGATGTTTTTATTCTAAATGTAATTGTAAATGGACCACTACCAATCGTTGCTACTGTGGCGCTGTCTGCGTTAGCTGTATAAAATTGATCTACGCCATTAAATTCAGTTGCTAATAAATCTGGCAGGTCTATACCGGTAACCACTGTTGGCGACATAATCGGAACTAGTGAAGAGTCTGTACCGTCCATTAGGTATTTAAGTAAAAAACCTGGCACTGGGTCAACGTAAACAGCACCACCATCACCTGAAATTATACTTCTTATCACTGGCCGAATAACTGGCCTAATCACTGAGCGAATCATTTAATTTCCTAATTACTTATTGGCGTGGTAATTGCTATTCCAGCTACACAAATGACTACCACTAAAAGCAAAACCACTAGTATTTTAACAGCTTTAGCCTTTGATTGTTTCATTTAGATAGTTTCTTGATTACACTTTCAGCAGCACCACCGCCAAAGTAAAAACCTAAGATCAAAATAACCATCGTTGAAACGTTACCCTCTAGCAGCTTATAAAGAGTGTCAGTATTTAAGTCTTTGAGTGTAAAAATATCTACCACCTCAATTATAAACGTTAACACCCAACACGCAATGTATGCCGGGCAAAATGTCATGGCAATGTAGCGCTGTGCTAGCTTGAATGGCTCGTATAGCTTTAGAAAGGCAAGCTTTGCTGTTGATTGCTCTTCATCAGTAAAGGCCATTGCGTCGATACCATTGATTCCAGCATCAATTATTTTATCGCTACCAAATAATTTTGATAATAAACCCATTAAAAGAACCTTAATATAACATATAGTCAATCATAGTATTTATAGCCTTTACAATTTTGCTGTCAGGGTTTAACTCTAGTATATCAAGCCACAATACAGCTCCGGTTATAAATATACTTACTAGCGAGATGTAAAACTTCTTAATGCTAGACCTGAGCCACGTAGAACGGAAGGAATCATCACCCTCTTGTTGTTTTTCCTTTAATTCGCAAAGCCTGCTTAGCAATGTAATTTTTATCTCGTTTTGCTCGATTATTTTGATATTTTGCTCGATCACTTTGTGTGATTTTTTACAAAGCTGCGCAAAAGGATTGGCCGCCTCTTTTATATCGTTCGGTTTAACCATGCGTTAGCCTTGAATTATGTTGTGTTTTATAGCCAACCTCACAAACACAAAGTTGGCTATTGGTTTTTTACTGTTCAGCGCGGCGCTTTAGATCGAACTCAATCAAGTTGAAGATAGTATCCTCTTTGGATGAGCCACTATTCGATGAAATACGCTTAGCTTGCTCATTTTCCAGGTCGACAGTAAAAATCTCGTTGTACTCCCACACACCCTCTGCATCAAGCGCGACCTCGTCA